GTCGGCAATCTTGCCGGCGTCGGTCAGGTTCTTGAAGATCGCTTCCAGGCGCAGCCTGACATCATCGTCGATCCGCTCGATCGGCCCGAGCTCGCGCTCGGCGGCGTTACGCAGCTTGACAACCCACTCGTTGACCCGCTCGGGGCTGACGTAGCCGGTGCTCGACAGCTCGGCAATGGCTTCGGCAAGCAGACGGCCGAAGGTGTAAGGCTGGGGGGGCATTATTTACGAAACTTTTCCGCCCTGCCCGCATCTTTTCCGTTAACGAGGATGCGGTAAATACGATCCGAGCCATCTCCATCGATACTGAAGCGCGGAGGCCCATCCTTGTAATCGCTCGACTGCTCCTGATCAGCGGTCACCTCGAACGAGTGCCCACCAGCCGCGACATCCCTGATAATCTGGAAAAACCTAACCAAAGCTGGCAAGAAATCCGTATCACTGCACTCAATTGTAACCGAAACGACCGCTGGACCTGCAACAGCGTCAAGCCGAGCCTCCGCTCTAGCCAGTCCTGCAAGGATAGCGTCTAGTTGCGCGCTATTCATGTCGTGCTCCCAAAGGGCTTCGGCTCTTCCTCTTGCGCAGGCTTCTCAGCCATCGGCTGCGGCGGCACGTAGTTGGCCAGCGTGGCCTCGTCGATGATCAGCGGCGCGGAGAACAGCTCGCGGCGGCTGTTGATCTCGTCGGCCGCCCAGCAAATGATTGAGGCTTTGTTAACTGGATCGACTCCCGCATTAACTAGGCTCTCAAGCAGGGCAACTACCGACTCAAAGCGTATTTTTTCACTTTGCATTTTAGCGGAATCGGGTTCGGCCAACAGGTTCGGCCACTTCGCGTCGAAACTATTGACCCAGTTGTAGAACGCGGTCTCGTAGGGCACCTTGCGGTACTCCTCGAAATCGCGCTGGATGGTCTTGTAGAAGTCGGGCGACCATGCGCGGCGCTGCACGATCCGGTCGAAGAAGCTGTAAGCCGGCGCCATCTCGATCCGCACGCGGTCGATGTAGCGCGCGATCTGCTTGGCGTCCTCCGAACCCTCCGCCATGCCGCCCACCATCTCCTCCTGGTTGAGCAGCTTGGCGGGCATCCCGGCGGCCATCGCCGTATTCAGCAGCGAGTTGTCGCGGGCGAACTTGGCCGGGCCTTCGAGGTTCTGAAAATTGAGGGAGAAGATGTCGTCATCGACGCCGATGGTCAGCACGTTGCCAGTCATGCCGGCCTTGAGCTGCTGACGCTTGAACCCAAAGAAATTGGCGATGCGGTTGTTGATGATCGAGCCGGGCGCCTTCTGCTTGGCGATCAGCAGTCCGACCTTCTGCGCCACATACTGGTCGGTGATCATCGTCTGGATGAAAGTCTTCATCGGGAACAACGCGCGCTGGTAAACGCTGCGGCCAACGAAGCCGAACGCTGAGTTAGTGAACTCGATGTAGATCGGCGCCTCGTTCATCACGACGATCGAGCGACTGGGATGATAGACTTGGTTCCCCACGCGCAGGGCCTGTGGCTTCTGGAAGTCGGGGGAATTGGGGTCCTGGTTGAGCACCAAACTGCCAGCCGTGTTCAGGGGATCGAGCACGTTGTAGTAGGGATCGGTCTCCCACACCTTCGCAAGGTCGAGCGGTGCTTCCGCTGCTTTCGGGTTCTTCCGGTCGCCGACGATCAGCGAGGCGATGCCGTAGGCGCGAGCCGTGCGGTAAAGGTTGAGAATGATTGCGTCGGCGCCAACCGGACCACCGGTCACATTGGCGATGCCGCCGGTCTCCTTCCACTCCTTCTTGAACGCAGGCACGAGGCGGCTTTCGGGGCCGCTGGATACGGTGATCTCGCGCTCTTGGCTCTGCGCCAGGGCGACGGGGTTCTCCGCCATCTTGGCGCCGAGTGGATGGTATGCCAGGACGGTCTTGCATAACTGATACGAGGCGGGCGAGCCGGGGATGATCTGCTCGGCCGACAGCAAGTCGATGAGCTGACTACCAACCGACACGGTCAAGCCGGCCTGGGTAAAGCCGGCGCCCCCCTCCGTCGTATCTGCGCCAAAACCGCTCATCGCGACATCCCTGATATAGCAGCGGCGGACGGCCCGTTAATGGTTGAAAAGGCCATTGCAATCGCCTCACTTGTGGCCTATGTATCCCGCGTAACCCTGCGGGCAGGATAAAATGACCGAACCGGCAACCGAAACCTTCAAGGCGCGCGTTTCACCCGAATGGCTCGCCATCCTAGACGCCTGGCGGCGGTTGCAGCCCGACCTTCCATCCCGAGCCGAGGCTGTGCGCCGGCTGGTGGCGACGGGGCTGGAGGTATCCGACCTTTTGCACCGTGTTGCGTTTCGGCGAGATGGAACCACACTCACGATCGCGGACATTGCGAGTGCCTACCCGCCGCACGTCGAAACCGATGGCCGGACCACGATCGTCAACCTTCCCGTCAGTAAAGTCCCGGCATCATGAAAAGAGGAACGGTGTGATGAAAGATCAAATTAGCGGACGCTACTTTCTTACGCGCGTTTCTTTGGAGCGCGCAGAGCCGGATGTGTGGCCGCAAAAATCCGATCGCGTCGTAGTGCGGCTGCAAGGAGCGGTCTGCGTTGGGGGAAAGAACAACGAAGCGCCGCTCAATGTGGAATTGACTAGCGAGGGAATTACGGCATATTGCGCAGCGCTGTATAATGCTTTCGCGGAAGATATCAAATACGGAGACCGATGTGGTCCAGCCAATGCGCCCGAGTACGAAATAATAATCAGGAAAAAGCAAGGGAGCAAGGCGCCATGATCATCATCGGTCCCGGCTTCCTGCTGCTGATCTTCCTGTGCATGTTCAGGCCGGTGCGTATGGTCATCGGCTGGGTACTGTTCGCCGTGCTGTGCATGTTCGTATATTGGTGCGTTGCTGTTCCGAAGTAACGTCAGAACCCATCGGCGTTGCCAAGCGATAGAGCTATTCCGTAGCACCAACAGTCGAGCAAGTCATCTTGCTGGTCCTTGACACCAAGCTGGAACCGGAAAACCTGCATCAACAACTGGTTTCCGGACCGGCCCTTGTAGGTTTCAATCCGATCAAAGGCTTGGCGACACACTTTCACGTCGCCTCTGTGGACGTACCCGCTGACTGATATTGCCCGTTCATCCTTTCCAACCGCCGTCAATGGCGACGGGATGGCTTGAGCTGGCCAACCATGCCTCTCAGCTTGTTGGATCAGCACCATGCCGCTCGACTTGTCCTCGATCCAAGCACCACCAGAACCCATGCGGGCACGGTGACGTTTGGCAAGAATTTCCAGGTTATCGAAAACGGACTTCAGCCACACATCGAGCAAATCACCAGATATCTGCTGAATGTCCCAATCTAGAACGACAAGAGGCGGCGTTGCTCTTGGTGAATAGGCGAAGTAAATGACTCCTGTTCCGTCATGTTTGGCGCCAGTTTTGACTGCTGTATCGATGACACAGAAAACCGATTCACACCACGTCGGCGCCTCTACCGGTTGGCCGTCTACTAAGGCGTTGTCAATATTAAAAAATGACGTTCCGGATGGACGGGGTTCCTGTTGATAAAGCGCCCCGAAATCTCTCTCGCCAATAGCGGAGCGAATCGCTTGTAGCGATTCGGCTGGATATCGATCTGGCCACAACGCCTCATTTGCGGACCGGCCCAGAGGATCATTGGCGGCATTGGCGAGCGCCGGCAAACAAAGAACTTCCCACTGATCGCCGCCGTTTTTCGCCTCTTCAAGCAATGTCCCGCCTAAATCCTCTTCGTGCCAGCGAGTCATGGTAACCACCACAGAACCGCCGGGCATCAATCGGGTATAGGCGGTCGATCGGTACCAGTCGAGCGTCGCCTTGCGGGTGACTTCGCTCTCGGCGGCGGCCCGGTCCTTCACCGGATCATCAATGTTCAGGATGTCGGCGCCACGCCCCGTGATCGCCGTCCCGATGCCGGCGGCCACGTATCCGCCGCCATGCCGGGTGTGCCAGCGATCCTTGGCGGTGCTGTCGGCGGCCAGTCCATTGCCGGGGAAAACCGCGGCAAATTCGGGCGTTGCTAAGATGTTCCGGACATCGCGCCCGAAGTCGCTGGCCAGATCGGCGCCGTAGCTCGCCGAAATGAACTCTTTCTGCGGGTTCCGGCCCAGATACCAAGCCGGAAAATGCCTGGAAACAAGCTGACTCTTGCCATGCCTAGGTGGCATCAAAACCATGAGCCGCTTGCACTCGCCGCGCTCAACGGCCTCTAGCCTCTCGCAGATCATCCGATGGGCGGCAATGATCCGATATCGTGGCATCGTATAAGTAACGAAGCCGAGCAGGTTATTCCTAGCGGTCTCCCGTCTCGCCATCTCCTTCTTCGCCCATTCCGGCGCTCGCGAGCGCAAGCAGCTCGTCGTCGGTGAACTCGGCTGGAGTGCGTCTGACATTGGCGTTGATGTTGGTTTGGATCGGCTTCCCGACAACCCGGTCTCCGAACTCGCGGGCCGCCGCGATGGACACGCTCAGATCGGCTGCGGCGCCCTTGGCGAGGCCCATGGCGATATCGTGCAATCGGTCGAGATGCTTTTCGTGCTGCTCGCGGCGCCCCCGAGCCTTGGACCGCTGATCGTTCCGATACTCCTGAGCATCAGGATCGTGGTTGGTATCGCTGGCCAAGACCCTGCCCTCAGTCGCTGCCGTGAAGGGCTCGGCTGGAATAGTGCTGGCCCCCTTGGCCGGCCCACCCCAGCCGGGGCCTGATCCCGTCTTTCGGCCATAACCTGGCATTGCGCAGCCTCTGCCGTCCTATGTTGCAACGCACCACGCGCTCACTGGCGCGTCCTGACCGGTATCACCGTAAGGAAAATCAACGGGTTGCGGGTCTGTGACCACGCGCAAAGCCGTCAAGAGAGACACCACGCACGCCCGTATCACCATTCAGTAAAATATCCCGCCTTGGTTCGCAAGCGGTATTTTCGCCTCAGATGAGCGCCACTTCGGCACACGAGATGGGTTTTCTGGGTATCTCAGGGCGCGCGACCACCTGAGCGGAGCGGATTTTGCCGGTCGCTTTGGCGCCTGGGCCGCGGTAAAACAGGGCCAGCCGATTGAGCGCAGTGATGAGCCGTTTTGTCACGACCTTGGCGTAAATCGGCGGATTTTGGGCCGCTGCCCATACTTCCAGGCTGCACCCGGCGAGCACGACACCGCGAACGATCCGCCACGATCGGCCGAGGAACCACTTGGCGGCGTCGACCTCGGCCTCGGCCTCGGTCTGCCGCAACAGGGCGGCGTGCTTGCCCTCGGAGATGCCCGACTTGGCGATGCCGCCACCAAGGCGTTCGCCATAATTTGATGCGCCCATCCCCACGCCCTCGCCAGCGATGTCATAGGCGTCGAGTAGGTGCTGAGCGGCCACGAGATGCCCTGCCGTGATGCCGACGTTGCGCTTGAACAGATGGGCGAGCGCGCTGGACCTGATGAAGGCCGGGCCGTCTGGGGTGATCCTGGCCGCTCGGAGGACGGCGCCGGATGGCGTCAGGACCGCTTTCCGGCTCGCCGCGGGCACGATCGCTTCTTGCCGGGCCTCCTCGATGCGGTCCCGCTCGGCCCGTTCCCTGGCCTTGCGTGCGGCAGCGACAGTGCGCTGTTGCTGCTTGAACGCCTTGCGTTCCGCTGCTGTGCGGGCCATCAGGGCGTGCCACCAAAGGGCGCGCGCCGGTAGCGATATACGATCTGCATTCCGCTGACCCCCGTCAGATATGGCATCAGATAGCGGGAACGTGACCGCGCCGCAAGATTGGTTTCTCTGACATGCTCTCGGCCCTGAACGACGGGGCTTGCGGCCGATTTCCGGCCATGCTGCACCTGCGAAATCGCGCGCGCGGCATGGCTCGCAATCCCTGGACGGGAAGGGGGATCATGGGGTAGTCTCATCAGTCCAACTTTTAAGATCGGCTCTGTTCCGCCGAAGGCTCCGAAGGGATTCGCGGGCTACTGAAGGAGCCAACCCATTAGACCGTATGGGAAGAAGGGTATGTAGCCAACAGGTGACAGTGGGTGTGGTATTTTGGTAACATACCTTCCACCATACGGATAAAACATTCGGTTCCTTCAGTAGACTACTAAACCCTTCGTCGCATTGACACGGAAAACCCTTCGTCGTAGGATGTTCGTAACGTAACCCTGGAGGCTATCGTGTCCACTCAATATCTCCCATATCGGGTCTCAACCACCGCGCTCCGAAACGCCTTGATGTATGGAGCGAAAGAAAACGGGATTGACATTTCAAAATACATAAAGTCTATTTTAGAGGAAAGGATGGAATCCCTTGGATATTTAAATATTGTAAAGAACAGGGAAGCACTCAGGATGGCGCAGGATATCGTCTCTGTTTGGTCGAAAGAGTGCTGCGTTGGAAATCCTTCCGTCATGACGGAGACCTCTGCCCTTTATGCAAACTGGAAAAATTGGTGCAAACATAAAGATATTGGTTGTGGTTCCATAAAGGCATTTTCTCAACGGCTTGGATTACTTGGATGGAAGCGCGGGCTTGAGGGATCAAATAGACGTTCCGTGTTTTATGGGGTTTCCATTGTTCATTAGTCCCAGTCCGATGAGGTCTCATTTTTCGGCCTTTGCATGTCAGGTAGTTTCAGTCCGAGAATGGCGGCGCGCCGGCTTGTGGGGGACAGTCCCTTAACAAACCCTTTTCCTTCAAT